CTTCATCCTCGTCGGTAAGTTCTACGTAATACTCGTTCAGATCGACAGCCCATGCAGTGTATACGCCGAGAGCTTTGTTGAATTCATTGTGCTCTCCTTTGACCAAAACAGGGATATCCCCGTGCTCAGCAAGAGCTTTTTGAAGTTCATCCATCAAATCACTGATTCTGAGCATACAGTTTCTCCTTCTCGGCTTTCAGTTGTTCGAGACGTTTTTGCAGCAGTTGTTGTAGATTCATGTATCCTCCTTATCGTGGGCAAACAGGTCGAGCTTCGATGTCTGTATAGAATTTACCAGACTCTTTGTAGTGGTAGGTGGTTTCCAGTAGCTTGAACCTTTGGCCGATGTATACCTCTCTCCAGCGGTTGCAGTGCTTGCTGACGGATACATTGTCGTAGACAGTTCCACCGACAACGCGTTTCAGATCGACACGGAAGTGCTTAGGCCGGTCAATCCCCACCACCTCGAACTCTTGATAACTTTGCTCGTGGATTACAGGCCGCTCAAAACAGCCTGTCAGAGCGACGAGCGCAGTCAACGCTACACCAAACTTTAAACTTTTCATACACCCTCCTATCGTTTCTGGCCACGGCGGGTTGCAACACCTCGCACAGTTACTTCACCCTTGCCTTTCTGCATCTTGCTTGCGTTTACAGTGTAGCGTCCTTTGCCGTAGTTCTCGTCCACCCACGCCTGAGCTTTGGCACGCTCCCTTGTGTGGATGAAAATGTACTCGCCCAGAGCGTTGCGAATGAAGAAAGTGGCCGGTGGCACGAAGTCATACGCAGAGAATTGCTCAAACGAGATATTGGTTGTTTTCACGTTAATCGGGGTTTCGGACATACTACCTCCAAATTCAGGCCAAAAGAATGGCCTCCAACCGAAGCTGAAGGCCATAGGGATTTTACTCTTCTTGCATCGCCTCGTCAATCAGCTTCCTACGGTATTCATCGTAGGCCATCAGACGCTCAGCAAGTTCTTCACCCAAGAAGTACATCTCCTTCCCATCCAGCACCTTCAGAATTTCTTCTTCAGTGAGGAAGCCAGTGTACACGCTTCGGACGAACACTTCAATCAGTTTTACGTTGTGCAGGGTGGCGGCCTCAACATCACGGGCCTTACCGTAGCCCGGAGAGAAGCTAGCGGTGTGGATCATGAAGCTAGAGGTTTCGTCAACCTCCCAACCGTGACACGCCAGAGCAATAGCTGTACCAGCACTAGCACAGGTAGGCCCAATCCAACCTACAACCGGAGCATCGCAGTCCATGATAGCACGTCGCATCATGATGCAGGTATCCATATTTCCACCGGGAGAGATGATGTCCATGTGGACGCTATCACCTTCCTGCACGCTAGCCAGAGCCTGCAACTCTTCAGCGAAGTCATCAGGATCACTGATACCACGGGTCAGGCGAATGTGCCAGTCGGTGTGGTGGCGGGTTCTTACAGAGACGCTAGGCACCTTCATTGTCATATCATCCATACTTTTCCTCCCATCTCTCGAAAGCGATGATCCAGTTCTTAGTGGCTTCGCCACGAACAATATCACCCTTGTTGTTGAAGTTGACTACGCCGAGGTCCACGAATGGAGATTGTGCAGCGATATCGATCAGAGTTCTCAAACCACTCTTCTCTTTCAGCTCGCTCTGCTGGATATCTCCAGCCAGCACCATTGTGCAGTTCTTCCCTTGGCGGGTCATGATTTTCTTAGCTTCGTCGTATGTAAGGTCTTCGGCCTCATCTACGATGAAGAAGCAATTTTCAGCACTGTATCCCTTCACAACTTCCATTGGCACGAACTCGATATCACCACGCTTGATGGCGATTTCAAGGCTTCCTTGTCCGAGGCGATCACGCAGAATATTCATAACTGGCATCAGCCAGTTGCTCATCTTCTCAATGAGGTCTCCGCCGAAGTAGCCGAGGGATTTGCTGTTGGAGATGTTAGGTCGGGTGAAGACGATCTTGTCGATCTGCCCTGTGCGGTAGCGATCACAAGCGATCACTGTGGGGATGTAAGTTTTGGAAGTACCAGCATAGCCTACTGCGATAACGGTGTCTTTCTCTTCGATCAGTCGAATGTACTCAGCCTGCTTCTCGTTCATCGGCTTCAGAGGGGCAGTATTGATACGCTCTTCACGTTCTACGGCGAACTTGTTGCGAATCACCTTACCAGTTTCAGCTTTCCTTTCTCTGCGCTCTCTGACAACTCTTTCTTGAGTTCTTTTCATTTGCCCTCCTACAACAAGGGGGCTTTCGCCCCCTGAGATTATTCTGCCTCGACTTTCTCCGAGACACTTTGTGCTGTTGCAGCCAGCACCTCTGCCAGCTCATCCGACACACCCAGCAGCACGACAGAAGAAGCGTCAGTCACTGCGATGTAGTCAGGAGACTTCAGGAATTTGTCAACCTTCACGATGGTCTTGAAGTCAACATGGGCGAGGAACATAGTTCCGATGGCTTCGGAGAGAACCTTCAGATCGGCCTTCTCCAGCACTTCCTCAGCAGCTGCCAGCACTTGGTCAGCGAACTCAGGTTTGGTTTGGGACAGCAGCAGGTTCTTTACAGCGTTCTTGGTAAACGCCTCGAAGAATGTGTATTGCGCTTTGGTCAGTTTCATCATACCTCCTTACTTGCGGGTTGTACGCGGCTTGCGTGGCTTTGGAGCTTCAGTGGTTGCCTCTGCTTGCGGGGTAGCTTGGATGGTAGCATCCAGCACAACAGGCTTAGCGACCTTCTCTTCGGCACGTACAAGACGTACAGATTTGAGAGCATCGAAAGCTACGGCAGTGGGATCAACCTCAAAGCCTGCCAGCACAGCGACTTGGAATTCCAGCAGGAAGACCATAGGATCGTAGTTCTGCACCAGAATGCTCTTGGCGTCTTCTTGCACAATCCCTGTGACAACATCAGAGTCCTTCACAGTGTCTGCGGGGAAGATTTTGACTTCCTTCAGCACACCAGAGAGGGAAGGGTAGCCTGGGATACTGTTCTCGACGCGGTAGCCTTGTTTGATTGCATCCTGAAGGTCTTGCAGGAAGACGATAGGATTCTCGTGGAATACATTGCGGGTTTCACGCACGGTAGTGGACATAACACCTCCTGTTTTGTTTGGAGAATCGATCATAGCACGAAAATAGATTTTGTCAATGGGGTTGACAGATGAATTTTCTTCCTGTACAATCGATTTGTCCCGCCGAGCGAAGCGAGGTGGTAAAGCTCTTAGAGCAAAGATATTATATTACATACGTGTGCGTAGCACACAGCGGAAAGCATACTCTAGAAATAAATTCTGTCAAGGTACTTGACATGGGAAAGATATTCTATTATTTTAGAATATTCTAGTATTATCTATTGACAAAGAGATATTTCTATGTATAATCAATACATCTCCTAAGAGATATACCATTGTACACTAAACCCACAGAGAGAGTCAACATGAGCAGATGCTACTGCTGTAACCAAATCTTCGAGAAATCCTTCGATGATGAGGAAGACTTGTGCGGGACGTGTCTCAGCATAGTGCGGCAGGCCATCACGGATGATAATTACATCCGTCCAGACCATGTGCTCAAGGATGCTAGGCAAGGACTCACAGCACCGAAACGATCTGAATACGATTGATAATTTTTTCTTATAGGTATTGACAAATCGATAACTGTCGGTTATACTTAGATGTAACTAACGAATTTAGCTAGGCTGTGGAGTTTTCCTTCCTCCTTCTCCGCGTAAGACCTAGCGACCTATTGGAGGTATCTCATGGCCAAGTTTGAGCCGGGAAAGAGCGGCAACCCAAGAGGTCGCCCAACCAAGGAAATGCAAGCGCTCCGCGATATGGATAAATCCGAGCTGGAGGCTGTACTGAAAAAACTCAAGCGAGCTTCCCCTGAAGCTGTTACACTGATCATCGCAGCAATGCATGACGAAACGATTCCTAAGAAAGATCGCCTTCGTTACGCGAAAGAAGTGTTCGACATGTTCACGAAAGCAATTTCGCTTGACAACACCCTACGCAAGAACGATAATGGCTCCACACCAGCAGAGACTGAGGATGATGAGCCTAAGCAACCAGCGGTTGTGTTCAAGCTAGTGTAAGAATTTGGGTTGGTAAGCCGAGATGGCCTAGCGGCAGCGGTTTAGAAAACCGAGGGCTCACGAAAGTGGGCGTGTGAGTTCGAGTCTCACCCAACCCGCCAAATTTGAGAGTATGAGAACACCACAAGGTCTAGGTGGTGTGGAAGTGGCGACAGGTTCCAGCTCTCGGGTCGTAAACAGCCCGTCTCAATCAAATATGCCCGCGTGAAGGGAGTTGGTATACCTAGCTCGCTCAAAACGAGTTGACGGTCAGTTCGAATCTGACGGCGGGCACCAAAAAAAAATCCTCGAAAGGGGTTGACACGGTGAAAACATCGTGTAGAATGTGCAACAAGAAAACGCGGTTGTGATGGAATGGTAGACATAGCGGTCTTAGAAACCGTGGGCGAAAGCCGTGAGAGTTCGAGTCTCTCTTACCGCACCAAATTTGGAGTGTTGGCCGACCGGCGCGAGGCATCAGGCTTTTAACCTGACATAACTTGGTTCGATTCCAAGGCGCTCCACCAAATTGAATGAAGTGTTAGCTTATGTTCCGTGTGCTAACCTCACTGTAGCTCTGCCTATACAAGCGTATCACGGATGCGGTAAGGGCAGTGAGCATTCAAGCAAACAAGAAGGAGGTAGAGGTTCGATTCCTCTCTACCGTCATCGTACGGTATGTGGTGTAAGTGGTATGGGTCACACCTTCACTAATTCGATGAGACACCTATAAGCAGGTGTGATTGCGGCGCTCTGTCCCACTAGGCCCGCTGAAACAGAACGAGAGGGACAGTCATCGAATTGTACATGGGTTGCTCCCCATGCAAGAGTAAGTGTTACCACTTGCTCGAAACAATCTCCGTTCACCGTGGAGATTCACAAGTAACGGTCAAAGATTTTAGCGGGTTGTGTGAGTGGCTTAAACAAGCGGTTTGCTAAACCGTCACCCCGGAAACGGGGTCGCAGGTTCGAATCCTGCACTCGCTGCCAAATTCCTGAGTGTCGCTACCTGGGAACCGTGCCTGTCGATTGGGCCTTGTACATCGGCAGGTCTTTGTGGTACAATGCAGGTATGGCCGATTGGATAGGCATGGGTCTTCTAAGCCCTCTTAGGTGGGTTCGAATCCTACTACCTGCGCCAAACAAAATATGGGTCATTGGTGTAATTGGCAGCATACCGGATTCCAAATCCGTTGTAGGTGGAGGTTCGAATCCTTCGTGGCCCGCCAAATTGATGTAAAGTTTTATCAGCGGTGTGGCGAAATTGGCTAGACGCAGCGGACTTTGACTCCGCTGGTAGAGATACCGTGTGGGTTCAAGTCCCACCACCGTTGCCAAATGTGAGAGAAGGTGGGTCGAGGGTTCGATTCCCTCCTCAGCCGATATGGCTGAGCAATGGAGAGTCTACCGGAAACTCAACAGGGATAGTATCAGGTCAATACTAGTCGAGCCTCTACTATCCCGGTACTATCGTAGATAGGCCAGCTTAGCTGGTACTACTTGTAAGAAATATGTTGACAAGCCTTGAGTTGTAGCGTAAGCTCCTCGGCAAATGATTTATAGTGTCTTGGCTCGATTGGATAGGCGACACCCTACGAAGGTGTTCCAGAGAGGTTCGAATCCTCTAGGCACTGCCAGTTTTATGGCCATAGATTCCTCTGGGAAGGAAGACTGACTGTCTATCAGTTCGCTGCGGGTTCGACTCCCGTTATGGTCGCCAATTTTGTCCCTGTCGTCTATACGGTTAGGATTCCAGACTCTCAATCTGGGGAAGCGGGTTCGATCCCCGCTGGGGACACCAATTTATGGGCATCCGGTGGCTGCCGGTCTAGCCGAAAGGCAAGTGAGTCGGTTCAATTCCGATGTGTCCACCAAAGTTTTACGCAGTAGTCGTCTAGCGGTTCTAGGATGCCTGACTTTCAATCAGGATGACGCGGGTTCGAATCCCGTCTACTGCTCCAAATTACGCATCTGTAGCTGAGAGGGATTAGCGCTCGCCTGAAAAGCCTGAGAGATTGGATCGTTACCAATTGGATGCACCACTTAAAAAGTTTGATCAGGGTATTGACAAACTAAAATTTCAGTGTAAAATAATACTGACTTAGACAATTTCATCTTCGTGTAATGTCAATTGGTAGACGGCCGGCTTTGGAAGCTGGAGGCTGTAGGTTCGAGTCCTACTACGAAGACCAATTAGGAGAATAGCTTGAAATACTACTTTGTTGTTGACAAGTCTACGGATTTGATTCAAGCTATTGTCCAAAGAAACGTGCAGGTGTCTTCTGACAAGAAAGTTGTTGAAGCATCTGGTGTGATGATGAGTTTTTACTTTAGACTAGCGGAAACGGCTGATGACGTGACCCTAGCAGATGTAATGGCTCTAGTTAGATAGTTTAGTGTGGAGTTTGTGCTGACTGGATTCAGTCTTCCGGTTGTGACCCGGTTGAAGGGGATCGAAACCCCGGCTCCAACCAATGTGGAGATTGTATGAAAATCTGTAAGACCTGTAGAACAGAGAAGCCGTATTCTGAGTTTCACACCAACGGTATCTATCGTCCGACAGGCAAGGTGAAGTACCATCCCAACTGTAGAGCTTGTGATAAAATCCTCAGAGATTTGAAAGCTCTGCCAAAAATAGAGGCAATCAGAGAGCGCACTGGTTGGCGCTGCAGCGTCTGCGGATACGATAAGTGCAGGTCTGCGTTGGAATTGCACCACGTGGATGCCTCTACAAAAGAGTTTGAAGTTACCAAGCTGCTGTACAATAATTCTCCGATTGAGACTTTGTTGAAAGAGCTTGATAAGTGCGTTATGCTATGCGCTAACTGTCATCGTGAAGAACACGAACGGTTGCGTGGATTCTAACGACAACCAATTCTGCCCCCTTCGTATAGTGGCATTACGGCGGCTTTGTAACCCGCTCACGGGAGTTCGATTCTCTCACGGGGCACCAAATTTTGAAGACGGCGGTTAAACCCCGACCCCAAGCGGCTAAACCCCGGCTTGCGATTCAGTGAGAATGTCTTCGAACAAACATGCGTGCATAGTATAAAGGCTATTATGTCTGGCTTCCACCCAGAGGATCACGGTTCGAGTCCGTGTGCCCGCACCAAACAATGCTGTAGTCCTGTTGCCACAATCTCTCAGTTGAAAGCTGTTGTGGTGTTAAGCAAATGAGAAAGTCTATGCTCCAGTGAGCACCTACAGCGCCAATTTACTGAAAAGGATTAGAGGCATCTAATTCGTACCAGCCTTGGGCTAACCAGAGGGTTATGCTTGAGGGGTAAGGCGACCGCCTGCTAGCGGGAAAATTGTCGAACTGGCAGTAAACGCGATTTGCTCGGTTCGTCTAATGGTAGGGCCGTGTCCTTACAAGGCACAGACGGTGGTTCGATTCCATCACTGAGCACCAAATTTTGAGCACTGACAACTGATGCACACAATGCAGCCTAGAGCTAACTCTTTCAGTGTAGTCAGATGCTCAACTAACATTGCCGGATAGTACAATGGCTAGTACGAGGGGCTGATAACCTCTAGATGATGGTTCGATTCCATCTCTGGCGACCAAATATGTTCTCGTTGGCTGAGTAGCTTAGGCATTCGTCTGCAAAACGAATTCACATGGGTGCAAATCCCATACGGGACTCCAAATCGCTGCGGTAATAACCCGGTGTACCGACCCACGAGATTACGTGGTGCAGCAATCGTCTGTTAGGCCCGGACGTAGAATGGGCAACGAATTATTGGCATGTAAGCATAATTGGTACTGCGGCGGGCTGTTAACCCGTTTTCCCGAAAGGGTCTTGTAGGTTCGAGTCCTACCTTGCCAGCCAATCAAGATTAACCTGCACGCTTTGCAAACGGCACCGTGAAGCGCACCAGCAGGTTAGTTTGGGGTGTAAGTGTTGTTGATGGCACGAGAGCTTTGCAAGCTTTAGGGCAGGGTTTGATCCCCTGACGCTCCACCAAACATGGATCAGTGAAGTCCAGCGGCGAGGACAGCGGGCTGTAACCCCGTACATTGATACACCGTAGGTTCGAGTCCTACCTGATCCACCAATTCTATGGCGAGTAAGCTAAGACTGGCAAGTGCTGTCACCCGGCTCATAACCGGACGCTTCGTGGAGCATTACCACTGCTCGCTACCAAATTCCCCGCAAGACTAGGAGCATGTGATGCAGATCGTCACACTACCTAACGCTACTGAATACCACAACCTGTACACGCTTACAGGATACCCCGCTGGCAGTAGCCTCCTGATCACAAACAACACCTCCGACATCCTCTTCGTCGTATCCTCTGTCGTAAAACCAGCTGCTGATGTTCTAGTCTATCCGGTTGAAAGTGGATCGACAACTATGGCACTTGGACACGCTGACGCTATCTGGATCAAAGGAGAGCCCGGCCTAATCGTCGTTCAATCCATTGATGGTGCAATCACACCGTCTGGATTCATTGATCCTCGCGTCTATGTGGGCACACAAGCTTTCACTGTGCAAAGCTTCGTAGAAGCCAACTGTAAGAACGGATCGCAATTCGAGTTCACAACTTACAACTCCCTAGTCACTGCAGGCCAAACTAGAGACTTCGTTGTGACAACTGGCGCAAAACCAGTGTTGCTTAAAAACCGTATCTTCACTTTCACTGGCTCCGAGCTTACCACAACTATCTACCGTTCGCCAACATTCTCTGGTGGAACTATCGTGCCGTACTACAACCTCTCGGATATTAACCCGATGGTTGGTGGTGTGACAATCAGAGCAACGCCTACAATCACTGCAGTAGGAACCCAAGTTGGCTCTTCTTTCACACTTCTCGGCAACATCCCGCAAACTGGACAAGCAATCATCACAACTCAAGCAGAGAACAATGTTCCCGGCCTTGAGCGTGTCCTTCGTCCTAACACAACGTATCTATTCAGAACAGTCAACACAGGTACTGACACCAAAATCTTCAGTAAATCTACTTGGTATGAAGGCGACCTGAGCAGCACTGCTTTCTGATCAAGGAGAGTCTATGTCTACCACCGAAGATGATCTAGAACTGAATGTCATCGGGCCTAAGTCTGATAAGCAACGTCAGTTCATTACCAGTGAAGCACAAGTTACCGTATTCGGTGGAGCTGCTGGTGCTGGTAAATCGTACTTGGGAGTCATGGACTTTCTGAAGTATATTCATTACCCAAAGTTCCGTGGTGTAATTACACGTCGAACAACTCCTCAATTGAAAGGCCCCGGTGGTATCCTCGATAACGCTTTGGGCCTCTACCAACAACTTGATCCCAAAGTTCGTTGGAAAGACAAAGACGGGTACTTCCAATTCTCCTCTGGAGCCCGTATCTACCTTCGCCACTTCGAAACACTATCTGCCAAAGACAACTTCCAAGGTAGTGAAGTGAACTTGTTCCTTGTGGACGAAGGCCAACAATATGAAGAGGCAATGGTAACATACCTAATGTCTCGTATGCGTAACCCGAAGTGCCCTGAAGTAATGCCGCATATGAAGATTACGTGTAACCCTGATTATGATAGCTTCCTGCGTAAATGGCTTGAATGGTATCTTGACCCTGAAACTGGAATTCCACTTCCTGAGCGAGACGGCGCTGTACGCTGGTTCGTAGTTGCAGACGGTAAGATGCTGTGGGCTGACAGCAGAGAAGAAGCTATTGCGAAGTACGGTAAAGCTGATCTTCCAGCAGACCATGCACGCCAAGTAAAACCCCTGTCCTTCAAATTCATCAGTGCCAACGTCTACGACAACCCGGTTCTGATGAAGCACAACCCCGAGTACGTTGCTTGGTTGGAAGGTCTGGGACGTGTTGAGAAGGCTCGCCTTCTGCATGGCTCTTGGCTGGCTCGTGAAGAGAGCAGCGGGTACTTCAAGAAGGAATGGGTAGAGGAGGTCGCACTGGCCCCTATAAACGCCATCCAGCGCGTTAGAGCGTGGGACATCAGTGGAACCCTACCTTCCGATACAAACCCTAATCCTGACTGGACTGCAGGCGTTCTAATGTCCAAGGACAAACACTCCCTCTACTACGTAGAAGACGTTGTGCGTGATAGACGCAGACATGGCGGGGTGGAAGACCTGATCCTTGAGACGGCCCGCAGAGACGGTGTAGAGACGACAATCCTGATCCCATGTGACCCCGGAGCCGCTGGTAAGGCATACGCTGCCCAGCTTGTACGTGTCCTAGCGGAGCATGGATATGTTGCCCGCATCAAACAGACCAACAAGAGCAAGGTGACTCGTTTCGCCCCATTCGCTGCTGTTGCTGAGTCTGGAGGTGTACGTCTGGTCAGAGGTCCGTGGAATGAAGATTACATTGCGGAACTTGAACGCTTCGATGGAAGCCGAAATGTCAAAGACGACCAAGTTGACGCAACTGGTGACGCATTCACACACCTCGCATCTAATATCCATATCCCTGACTTCCTACCACCGGATATGACTCGTGAAAACCCATTCGCTATTTATAGATAAGGAGAGTAGCTGTGCCAGAGACAGTTGAGAAAGCAGAAGCCACTATCCCACGTCTGAGACTTGGTGAAATTGGTTCTCTCGGCTTGAAACAAGTTAATGGCGTGATCTACGAGGAAAGCCGAAAGGAACTTCGTTATCCGCAAGCTACAAAAACTTTCCGCTTGATGGCACAAGATGCCACAATCTCTTCTGCTCTATCCCTCTTTGAAATGATGGTTAGTCAAGTTGAGTGGGGAGTTGATGTAGGTACAGAGCCTGATGAGGCTATGAAGCAGAAGGGCAAGTTCCTTCTTGAGTGCATCGGAGACATGGAGCACACCTTCCGTGAGTTTATCAAGGAAGTAACTTCTGAGTTCACATACGGCTACTCTGTACACGAAAAAGTTTATCGCCGTCGCCTGCATGCCAATGGTAGCAAGTACAATGACGGAAAGATCGGAATCTGGAAACTTCCAATCCGCTCTCAAGACACTCTAGTCGAATGGCTGTACTCTGACGATGGTAGAACATTGCTCGGAGTTAAGCAAGACCTGAGTGCTGTAGAGAACGGTGTCCGGTACTCTAATCTTGTTGCAAGACTTCAGAGCACCGAGATTAACATCCCTCGCAAGAAATTCCTTCTGTTCCGTGTTGACCCTAAGCGCGATAACCCAGAAGGCCAATCTCCTCTTCGCAACTGCTACTTCGCTTGGAAGTACCGCACAATGATCGAAGAGCAAGAAGCTGTTGGTGTTACCCGTGACATGAACGGTATGCCAACTCTCTACATCCCGCCACGCTACATGAGCGCAGACGCAAGCGATGCAGAGAAAGAGATTTACGAATACTACAAGCGAATCATTCGTAACATCCAGAACAACGAACAAAGCGGTATGATCCTGCCACAAGCATTTGATCCTGAGTCCCGCCAACCTCTGTTCAAGTTCGAGCTGACCTCTACACAAGGTAGCAAGATGTACGACACTGACGCAATCATTCGTCGTTGGGACAACAAAATCCTGATGACCTTGTTTGCGGATATGCTGAAGATGGGCCAAGACCAAGTTGGTAGCTACTCTCTCGCAGGGGCTAAAACCAACATCATGTCTCTCGCCATTGAAAGCCGCTTGAAAGAAATCGAAGACGTTCTGAACAATGACCTAGTTCCTCAGCTGTTTGCTCTGAATGGGTATGCTCCAGATGAAGAGCTGCCTAAGCTGAAATATGGTGAACTGGATCGCATCGACCTCGAAGAATACTCCAAAGCTGTTCAGCGTGTGTTCTCTGTTGGTGGTATTGAGTTTGATCGTCAGATTGCTAACCGTATCCGTAAGGCTATGGGTGTTGACGAGAAACCTGCTGACCAAGAAGTTGACAAAGACCTGATCCCTAACTCTGAATCTCGTGCTGGAGACGGCATGAAGACAGCTGGAGAAGGCACTTCCAAATCACCAGCAACTCGTGACAGTTCTAGCGCTAACCAAGAGAACTAATAGGAGAAGCAATGAGTAGCACTTTTGCAGAAGCTCTTGCAGAAGTTATCGACAAGTTCTTTGGTGGAAGTAAGCAAAATACTGGGCCTGAAGTAGAAGTTACCAAGGCCCTTGACGATGAACAACGCATGGCTCTCTTTGTTGTACTGGAGCCAGATGTAGTTGATCTTCATGGAGATACTTACTCTGCTGAAGAAGTTGAGAAAGCCTGCAACAACTTCAACACATATTGCAATAAGGCCAACCTGTTCCACGCTGTGGAGACAGAAGAGGCCAAGATTGTGCAATCGTTTATTACACCGGCCGAGTTCCAACTCGACACTGGCGTGACTATCACCAAAGGCACATGGCTGCAGTGGTGGTACTTCCCAGAAACAGAGTCTGGAAATTTGATCTGGAAGGGCGTTAAGTCTGGAGAGATTAACGGTGTGTCCATTGGCGCAAAAGCTATGGTGGAGAAACTAGATGACTGATGCCAAACGCCGTCTGACAGATATCAAATTTGAGCACGAAGGTGCTCACGTAGCTCTTGTAGGTAAGCACCAAGGTGGACCTGCCAATGGAGTTACAACCCTCGTATACAAAGCTCTCGACGTTGATGAAGAGATTATGAAAGAAGCAGCAGAGGTCACGGTATCTCTAAGCTTCCACGAATTCCTTCGTAAGTTCTTTGGCATGTATTGGGAAGATGCTGAAATCCTCGCAGTCGCTCTCGGATTCGAAAGCAGCTACGACGATGATAGCTTCCCACACTACAAAGAATACATTGACGAGAAAGTTTCCGCAATTTCCATTCTGAAGAATGTCTACAAGGCGCAGGATATTGACTCTGCACTTCGTGATCTTTCTCCAGAGGATACTCTAGCTATCTTGAAAGCTCAAGAACAACTAGAGAAAGCTATGTCCTCGGCTTTGCCAGAGGGCGACCTTAAAATCACCTCTAATCAACCCGAGGAAAGTATGGACAAGATTGAAAAAGCTCTTCACGAGGAACTTCTTGCCAAGGCCGTTGCCGACGCTGAAGCAATCCTGAAAGCACAAATCGAAGAAAAAGAGACTGTTCTGAAAGCTCTTCAAGACGAAGTTGAAGCCTTCCGTGTAGAGAAAGCTGCTGCTGTAGCTGCTGCTCGCAAAGATGCACTGAAAGCTGCAAAACTTGCTGACGACGAGATTGAAGAAGTCTTCAAAGCTGTTGGCGAACTTCCTCAAGAAGCTTTCGACACAGTTGTTAAGCAACTAGCTGCTAAAGCCGCTCTGGCCGAAGAAAGCGATTTGTTCAAAGAGACTGGCGTTGCCGGTGCTGGTGAACAAGACCAAAAAGAGGTTGACGGTACTGCCGCTATCCTCAAAGCCAAATATGCCAGCGTGAAAGCTGGTAAGTAATCTGGAGAAAAGTAATGCCTACTATCGCAACCGATACACAACGCCTAAGCGACTGGCTGAAGCACGAGTACGAGCCTTCTAGCAGCGTTTGCCGTGAAGTAGCAGCTAAGTCTGCTGTCACTGGTGCCACTGTCACTGGTTCTGTACTGGACAGCAACTACGACCTAGTTGTAACCGCTACTGCAGCTGACGCTAAGTACATTCTGATGACCGACCTGACTTCTGCTGCTAACGGCACTGGCCAGTTCACCCAAGTTCTTCTGCTGGCTCGTGGCCCTGCCAAAGTTAACGCAGACAAGCTGGTCTTCGGAACAATTGACGCTGGTGGTAAGACTACTGCCCTAGCAGCACTGAAAGCCCTTGGCATCCACGCCGACGAAGGCTTCTAATCCTTACCATCCACAGGAGTAATTTTTAATGGCAATTATCCGTAGCTATGTCAACGGTTTCGAACTAACCGACCTGACAGAAAACCTGATGCTGGTTCCCAACGTATGGGGTCTGAGCCAGCAACTGGGTGTCTTCGCCACTGAAGGCATCTCTCAAGAGACAGTTACTCTTGAAGTAATCAACAAGTCTTACGGCCTGTTGGAAGACCGTGTACGTGGCCAACGTGCCATGCTGAACGGAGCTGACGGTCGCAAGCTGATGAGCTTCGCTGTTCCGCACTTCCCAGGTGATGACTACATCACTCCGCGTGATCTGATCGGTAAGCGTGCTTACGGTTCTCAGAACGCCGAGACTCTGGATGCTGTACGTGCCCGTAAGCTTGAGCGTATCCGTATGACTCACGCTGCTACTCTGGAAACAGCTCGTATGCACACCATCACAACTGGTACTGCTTACGCTCCGCAAGGAACTGTTGCCTACAACTGGTACAGCGAATTCGGTGTAACTCGTAAAGAGCTGAGCTTCGAGCTGGACGTTGGTACAACTGATATCATCGCCAAGATTGAAGAAGTTATCGCTCACATCCAAGACAACGCTTTCACTGGAAGCATTGTTGGTGACATCTTCGCTATGTGCTCTCCAGAGTTCTTCTCTGCGCTGATCGCACACCCAAGCATGAAAGAAGCGTACAAATACTACGCCTCTCAGCCGCAAATCCTGCGTGACCGTCTGCAAGCCAACGGCTTCGATGCTCGCTACCGTGAGTTCTACTTCGGTGGCGTTCTGTTCATCGAATACCGTGGTGGATTCAGCGGTGTTCCGGGTGCTGCAGTAACTCGTTACATCCCGTCCGGCGAAGCATACTTCATGCCTCGTGCAACTGGCGAGGAGTTCGTAACTTACTTCGGCCCAGCTGACAAGTTCGACCTTGTTGGTACTATCGGCCAAGAAGCTTACGCTTTCGAGTACGCTGATCCGAAGGGTGAGAAGATCACCATCGAAACCGAAACCAACTTCCTGAACGTCCTGCGTCGTCCGCAGCTGATTGTCAAAGCTACTTTGACCTAAGTTGGGCCAACTGAAGGGGGCCTCGTGCCCCCTTCTTTTGTTTAAGGAGGGTTGAAGATGCCTTACACAGGTAATCCTGCTACCAACCCGATTGACCGTGTTCGCCTAATGGTGGGTGACATCTGGGATGACATGGAAATGCTCACAGATGCTGACTACCAGTATTTCCTCGACAAGTTCAACAACAACGAGAACCGAGCTGCACTAGATGCTGCACGAGCTATCCTGTTCAAACTTGCAAGACTTACACGCGAGCGCACGGGTGATATCGAAGTGTACGGAAGCGAGTGGTTCAAGAACTACCGCCAAGCACTTCAGGATATGGTCAAAAACCCAGAGTTGTCTATTTCTATTGCAGTTCCGTATGCGGGTGGTATTTCCAAGTCCGATATGCTGAACAATGATCTAAACAACGATAACGCTGTACGCGAGATTTTCATTGGCTTCAACGCTAACAAGAAATTGTATGACCAGTTGAATCCAACCTACCGTAACCCAGAAGACGTATTCTCTGCATGAGGTGAGCTGTGGCTAGATCGTATGATAAGCGTAGTCTCACCTCTCTGATCAAACGACTGGATGACCTGAATGGCACAGAAGTTTGGGCAGGCTTTTTCGAAGAGGATAAGTATGGACCTGAGAATGACAACCTATCTGTCGCACAGGTAGCTTGGTACAACGAGCGTGGACTCGGCAACCTAGTTCCAGATCGTCCATTCATGGAGAAGACCTTCCGCGATGCCACAGACGTGAGGTTCTACGCAAAAGGTATGCAGTCTGTATTTGAGGATGTTCTCGACAAGGGACGCCTGACGAAGCAGCGTATCAACCTTCTCGGCCAACACGTTGTTGGCGTGATGCAGATGAACATTGCAGACTGGACAACGCCAGCCAACAGCGAACGCTGGGCTGCAATCAAAGGTTTCAACGACCCACTTGTCTTCACTGGCAAGATGCTTGAATCCGTCAAGTTCAAAGTGGAGAGAACGTAATGTTGAACCCTCCTCTACTTCTAGTTGGTAACGTCACTATCGATGTTACCCGCCAAGAATCTTCGCAGTATGTTGATGGCCGTGTTGTGCCGGGAACTACTACGACAGTGCAAGTTGTATGCAACGTACAGCCTGTACTCAAATCTACTGACACACTTCTGCTGCCTGAAGTGGATCGATCTAAGGCCGTGCTCAAGGTTTACACCAGAGGGCAACCACTACGCCAACTCAAAGAAGGTGCCAATGGTTGGGCTGCTGATCGTTTCATGTGGGATGGTGATATGTATGAGGTGATGAAAGTTATCGACTACAAAATGGGTGTCATGAATCACTACAAAGCCCTTTGTTCTAGAGTGGAGTTGACGTGATATGAACATCTACAAGGATTTGGAAGACAGCCTATTCAGGTTCGTCAGCCTTCTATTCCCCGATTGGCGAATTATTTTCCCATATCAAAACGGGCCTGAGCCTCAAACTCCATACCTCGTCGTTGACGTGAAACGTCTTGACGCAGTTGGTAGAGAGCAACGCTCTGGTCTAGTCAGCCTCGATGCACTTGAGGAGAGCGGTACAACTACCGTAATCCAAAACTACCAAGTCAAGGTTCGCTTCGAGTTGGTCGGCAAGAACGACACAAATACAACAGCTGGAGATATGATCCACGATCTGGAGATTAATCTTCGAACGCCAAAATCGTTTGAACTTCAGCACGTAAACAACTTGTCCCTCATGAAATACAATCCTATCGAAAGACTTCCTCTGAGAAGAGAGACGGATGTGTATATGTTCTATCAACTGGATACTGAATTCGCCTACGCAGTTCAACTGGTGGAAGAAGCCGAGTGGATTGTTGGTGTTGGAATTACTGGCGTTTACAACGACGCCGGTAGAGAACCAGATTACAAGATCACTTCAACTATCGAAATTTAATTAGGAGCCGATAATGACTCGTCTAACCGACATTATTACGATCAACATCACCCGCGAAACAGCGGCTGTGTCCCAAACAAACTTTAACGTGCCCCTGTTCATCGCTGCTCACACAGCATGGAAAGAGCGTGCTCGTGAATACACCTCTCTTGAGGCTGTAGCCGATGATTTCGCAACATCTTCTAGCGTCTATGTTGCTGCAACTAAGCTCTTTGGACAGCAAATCCGTCCTACTAAGATCGTAGTTGGTCGTCGTCAAATCCCTTCTGCAACTGTGACAGTTTCGACTGTAACTGATGCAACTTCGTATGTTCTGACAATCAACGATGTTGATTTCACTTTCACCAGCGGTGTTGCAACTACTGCAATCCTGATTGCTGAAGGTCTGAAAGATACTTACGATGTATCTCCTATCACAGGCATCACTGTGACCGACAACCTTGACGGAACTCTGACAGTAGCTTCGACTATTGACTGGTCTATCAAAGTTGGTGCAGGAATGACCCTGACTACAACAGCACCTACCGAGTCTTGGACCGACAGCCTAGAAGCTGTTCAAAGCGCCAACGATACTTGGTATGCTCTGACTGTAGAAGACCACACTGAAGCGACTATTCTGGCACTTGCTGGAGCAATCGAAGCTAAGAAGAAAATCTACGGAACTTCTAGCTCTGACGTTACTATCAAGAGCGGAAGCACTACTGACACATTCAGCAAACTCCAAGACCTTGGATATCAGCGTACCTTCGGTATCTGGTCTGCCAATGCCAACACTGAGTTCCCTGAGTGTGCTCTGATCGGATACCAGCTGCAAGAGCGTCCGGGTTCTAACACATGGGCCTACAAGTCTCTGAGCGGTGTCACTGTAAGCACCCTGTCTGACACAGAAGCTAGCAACATCAAACTGAAAAACGGAACTACCTACGAGAATGTTGGTGGCCTGAACGTAACTGTCGGAGCCAAGATGTTCGGTGGAGAGTGGATTGA